TTATGCCACGTCGATCCACTCAGCGCCTCGACTGTCGCGGTACAGATCGGTCATGGTGGCCGAGCGGTGACCGAGCAGTTTCTGGGCGTCCCGACCTTCAGCCTCATGCAGCCGTGCGGCCAGGGATCGTTGTTCGTGAAAGGACGGTGGCTGCCGGCCGAAAGTTATCCCCAGCTTCGCGCCTGCCTTGTCGCGAGCTTCCGCAAACGCAGAGCTCAAGGTGTCCAGCACCACCGGCTGGCCAGCCTTAGCCCGCCCCGGGGCCTGGGCATGATGCACCAGGTGTTGTGACAGAACGCGATCGCGGCACTGCTTGATCACTTGATTGAGGTCCAGACCGACAGACTCCAAGCGAATCTCGGTACTGATCCGAAGACGGGCACCGGTCTTTGATTGCACAACGTGCAGGAAACCGTCGTGAACATCCTTGAACAGCATCGATGCGATGTCGTCGCGGCGCTGACCGGTCAGTACCGCCAGTTCCATCGCTCGGCGCAGCCACGGCTTCTCGGCTTCTTCGTATATTGCCTTCCACAGTTCCAGCGTCAGTCGTTCGCGCTTGATATTCACCCGCGCTGCCTTCGTCACTTCGACCGGGTTGGCGCCGACCCATCCCCTGGCCATGGCCTCGACGAACACGTCTCGCAACAGCGAGCGCATCGCCCGGGCCATCTGCGCCTTTCCTTCTTTGGCCATGCCTGTCAGGTAATCGGCCACATCCATCGTTGTGATGTCCTTGATTCCCTTCGAACCGAATACCGCATCAAGGCGGTTGATCCGCATGCCCACGTTTTTGTTGCTGCTGGCGGAGAGCTTGCGCTCGGCAAACAGCTCACGGTATTCCACCAGCCAATCCGAGAACAGCTTGCCCGGCGCTGGCGCCGGGGTGCTGATGCGTTCCGTTAGGGTTGGCTTGAGTGCGTCGGCATGGTTGGCGGTGACGGCCTCGCGAATGGCCGCCTCCTTGTCCTTGCCCAGACCAAACACGCGGCCACTGATCGGGTCTCGGTAGGTGTAGTAGGTGACGCCGTTGCGGGCGTCGGTCTTGCGGTAGAGATTGGGCGGAAGATCCTTTGACCCGGTGTTACGCGGCCTGGGCGCCATTGCGTGCTCTCTCTATTCTGCTGATCAGGCTGCCGCCGACAATCCGGACGGGCTGCTGGCCAGGTTCTTGGTAGTGGGCGTCAGACTCTACATAGTAGTTGCGCCCGTGCTTGACCGGTACCGGTGCGATCCGGCCTTCTCGCGCCCATTTACGCAAGGTGTTGGGACTGGGTGGCGTCTTGAACTCGGCCGCTGCCCATTCGTCCAGGGTAACTTTGCTCATGAATGCTCCATGCCGCGTGTTGCAGCAGAAGGTGGTTATTGGGTGGTTTTGGCGATGGCTGCTCGGATGGTCTTCAGGTACTGGCCATCGACGCCCACATACCCCATGCCACCGAACTCTTTGTCGCAGCGCTTGAGGACGCCCGTCAGTACCTCGACGAGCTCTTCGCAGAGTGCGCGCTCTTCCCGGCCAATCTCCCAAAAGCGCGTTCCCCAGTGGCCGGGCGGTGGCGGGTTGGAGTTCTGCGCGCCAAGAGCCAAGGCACCAACAGCAGAATCAAGCAGGTCGCGCTTGTAGGCGTTGTCGCCGTCGATGCTCAAACCTTGGCGCCGCAGCGCATCGAGCGCGTTGTTCAGATTCGCCTCCGGCGATGGCAGCACCAGGTCAAAATCGGCTTTGCCTGGCCGGCAAGCGACGAGAAACATTTCACAGTCGAGCGGCAGGTGCTGTGCGATATCTGAGATCGACTCAACCGCTGCTTCCCGCAGATGGTGTTTTTGATCGGCCATACGAATTCCTCGCCCGCCGTTCACCGGCAGGCTGGTAGGTGGATTGGGTTAGGGCTTTGCGACAGGCTGTGCTGGCGACGCCTGCCACTCGATGACATCAGCGCCGAAGTCCTTGCTTGTGAAGTCGATGGCCCCGAACGACCAGTGATAGGCGAATGGTCCGACACGCTCGCAGCCAGCCAGCACGCTGCCGCAGGACAGGCGAATATCGATTCGATCCAATCCTGGGTCTTCCTCGGGATCTGGTGGGCACCAGTTCCCGGCGAGCTGGCGGACCTGCTCGACAACATCATCAACCTCAAAGCCGCCACGGTTGCCCACGATGCTGCTGATTTGGCGAATGCCACAGACCCAGCGATCTTTGCGCACCAGGGCGCCGTCATCGCGGAATTCGTACTCCTCGACCTTGGCGTGCCGAAATTCGGGCTTTCGGAAGTCGAGTTCAGTTACTTCTCGGGTCATCGCCGCGGCCCCTTGTAGATGTGCCAGAGCATGTAGAGCGGGGCGAAGATCATGGGGTCACCTTCAGGCCGGCGGCTTCGATGGCCTTTGCGCAGGCATTCCGCATACGTTGGGCTGCGTGATAGGCGTCCATGTGGCTGTCATCGATTGCGCACTCAGGCTCTTCCGGCTCGGCTGGTGCTGGCGGCATATCCACCACTACAACAGCGCGGGACTCATTCCAGAAGTGCCAGTAGGCATCGACCGAGCCGTCGGAATAGCCGTCACCAGACCGGCCCAGGCACTCCACGCGTATCTCGACCTCGAGGAACCCGCTTTCTTTCATGCGGGCAATGACAGCAGCTTCGAACTGTTCGCGCAGGATCATGACGTCACCTGCGGGCCGAGATCAGCCAGCGCGAACACAATGCCGCGGCAGTAGTGATCCTCACCATCCAGCACATCGAAGGTCGAGTGGGGAATATCGGTTGAATAAGTCCAGGAGTAGCCGTCCTCCTTGCACCAGAGTGCCTCGATCTTTCTGGCCATAGGCTTGCGCTTGAAGTACTCCCGAAGCTCGTCGTCATCCTCGATGTTCTCCCGCTCGGGCAGCAGGCCTTCGGCATCGATCAGCGCGGTACCGCCGTCGTAACAGCCGAACTCGTCGCGGATGGCGCCTTCGAGCTCCATCAGGTCATCGCTGGCGCCGAAGACGATTACCAGTCCGGCGGCCTTGGCGGCCTCGATCTGGTCCTTGGTGATGCTTCGATCCGCCGGGTACTGAATGCCGTCCAGCAGGGCGGCCAGGTATTCTTTGAGCATGACTTCGTCCTTGCCGCTATAGCGGCTGACTTTGAAGGGGGAGGGAGTTACAGCATTTCGGAGATATTGATTCTGACCGGCAGGGCGAAGTAACTATCGAACTGCTCTTCTGAGCTCCCGTCGATCATGGCTCGTCGTACTCCATTGGAGGCATGCGCTCGATGCCGATGATTGCAGCGGCGGCTTTAAGCTTGCCTCGGACAATCCCCAGGGCATAGGCCCGATCCTGAAAGTCGGACGCCTGGTCGACGAGGTCTTCATATTCACCGGCGATGAACTGTCGGTGGTCTTCGATCAGCAATTGACCGTCTTCCGGGTGCTGCTGGGTCAGCTCATCAATCCGCTGATCCGCTGCGTTCAGGCGCAGTTGCAGGGCATCACGCTCGGCAACCACCCGGTCGAAGGTTTCGCCCAGCACGTACTGCACCGGCCGGTGGCCGCATTCGCAATCAGGCCAAGGGTTATCCTCTGCCCAGGTCCTGCCGTCACCGGTCTCAGCCTCACAGGCAGGGCCGAGGTAAATCACTTTTGGCTCGCTCACTTTGAAGGACCTCTTCAATTGTCCGTACCCGTGTAGGTACGCCAAGGGACCTTGATGCCGTTGACCAGAAAACCCCAGGTGCCTTGGTATGGGCCGCTGATGAATAGGGTGAAGGCGCCGCCCTCGGCAACGGAGTCGATCCGGTGGTACTCGCCATAGCTCAGTGACGCTGTGTCGCCCGGGCACCGGTCGATGTACTCGGTTGCTTGGGCGGATGCTGGAACGTTCAGACCTGACAAGACAGGGTCTTCGTGATCGAGCAGGCGCTGCTCCGTGTAGCCGCCGCGCAGGATGATCGTGCGAGCGTTCCACGGGTGGTCATGCAGGTCGCGGTCATTGTCTGGCCGCTTGATGTGGTGGATCCGCACAGACCATGGGCACCACCAGAGCCTGGATCGGTGACTATCGCGGTCGTAGGGGTTGAACAGCCACCAGCGGCCCATGTACATCTCGGCGCCGTCGGCGGACATGATGTGCAGGTACGGGGTTCGCTGGGCGCGGGTGATTAGCCAGTTGGCGATGGCCGGGTGTGCAAGCAGCTTGGCGACCAGGCGCCAGAAGATGTCGGGCATTGGGCGTCCTTTGCCGGGGCATGCCCGGGCGGTGGAGTGTTGCGAGAGGTCACGCCGCGAGGCGCTGGTATAGCTCGATGATGTCGGCGGCGTTGGCGCTGACCAGTGTTTCGGCCTCATCCGGACAAACGCTGTTGCCGATCAGCCGGACCTGGTCCGTTTTGTTGATGTCGCGCCACTCTTCGGCTCCGGTGACTGGATCGACGAACAGGCCACGATCGATGATGTAGTCCTTGTCGAAGCCCTGGGCTGCCTTCAACTCAGGCGGCTGCAACATGCGCAGAGTGATGTCCACCAGCACATAGCCGCCGACCATGACCAGGTCCGCCGGGTCTTTGAAGTGCTCCGGCAGATGTTCGTGCATGAATGCGGCACAGCGGCGGGCGCCTTCCAGCTGCTCCGGCGTCAGTGTGTCAGGAACCTGCACCACCTCGACCAGTGCAACGCGATCCTTCGTCGGCAGGGTGTGCATCGGCTCGGTGAGCGATATGCCGTCCTTCTCGTTGCCGTAGTACTTCACCAGGTAGGCGTTCACCAGTCGCTGATTGGCGCCGGATTGGCAGATAGTCGAGATCGGGTCGTAGGCCGAACGGCCGTCGCCTTTGTAATACCCGCCATTCGCCTGTTCGAAGAACGCAGCGACGACACCGTGTCGCGCTGCACCGGCCAGCACGGTCTGTGTTGGCTCGTCCGGCGAGCTGCCGACGGCGTTCTGCCCAAAGGCCGTCATATGTGCGGCAACCATCGCGAAGTGGCCGCCTTTGACCTGTGCGACCTGCGTGCGCAGTGGCTCTTGCGCGTCGAAGTTGCGTTGAGATGAGCCGTTGGCGCACTCGGTGAGGAACGGCGCTGCCACCGGCTGCACCAATGCGTGATGCGTGCCGCCCGCGCTGATGGTCGAAAGCGCTTCGTCCACACCGTGGGTGCTGGTGTGTGATTCCGACGTGCCCCTCATCGGGACAATGAACGGCTTCGCGCTGGTTAACACATGGCGCCAGCAGCCTTTGGCCACGCGGCGCATGGTGTTCTCTGCCATTGGCTTGTCGCGGAAGATGGTGCGACCCAGGTTGCTCCAGTCGATGCACTCCGCGGCGGTGCGCCAGGGCAGTTGCTTTGCGGTAGGATTTTTGTGGCGCTTCGGCGCTGGCCAGACGATAGGCTTGCCATCGCTGCGGGCTACCAAATACAACCGCTTGCGGATGGTAGGGGCGCTGGCGTTGGCAGCGATACGTTCACGCCATTCGACGTTGTAGCCCAAGCCCCGCACCAGAGCTTCCGCCGGAACGAACTCGCCTATCGACTCCAGAATCTCCGGCATGTCAGGGTGATCTGCAGGGAGCCCGGTGCTGAGCGCTGCAATGAACGACTTGAAGGTGCGCCCGCGCTCGGCCTTGATTGGCTGGCCTTCCTCATCGATCGGCCCCCAGTCGCAGAACTCTTCGACGTTCTCCAGGAACATCAGGCGCGGCCGGGTGGCGTGCGCCCAGCGAACCACAGCCCAGGCCAGCCCGCGAACCCCGCGGTCACGCGGTGCGCCGCCCTTGGCCTTACTGTGGTGGCGGCAGTCGGGCGAGGCCCAGAGGATTCCGACCGGTTGGCCGCCGGTGGCGTGTACCGGGTCCACCTCAAACACGTCGGCGACATAGTGCGCGGTCTGAGGGTGGTTGGCTCGGTGCACAGCCAGGGCGATCGGGTTGTGGTTACGAGGACGCCTATCGGCTTGATCCAGGTCTTGGTTGGGCGATTCTCGGCGCGGTCCATGAGGTGAACAACACCGGGGCGGACCGCGCAAAAAACTGACGGCCGCCGATGAGTTTTGGCACGAGCTGGTGCTGAACGGAGTCGGCGGGCGAACGGTGGCGGAGGCCAAGTCCAGAATCAGTTACGCCGAGGCGATGGCATGGGTGGCTTACCGCAATCGGCATGGCTCGTTCAATCTGGCCACCCGTGCAGAACAGATGGGCGCGATCGTCGCGCTGCAAGTGCATCGCATGGGCGGTGGCAAAGCGGAGTTGATCGACTTCATGCCGCATCAAGAAAAAACAGGCGTCTCGCTCGAAACGGCAATGGCCGAATGGGTTTGACCCGGCTCTCAATAGGAAGTAATCCATGGCTACCCGCTCGCTTGGGACTCTGACGCTGGACTTGATCGCCCGCATCGGCGGCTTCGAGCAGGGCATGGACAAGGCAGGCCGTGTCACTGAAAAGCGCATGAAGGAAATGCAGGCCCGCGCGGAAGAGGCCGGCAAAAAGATCGGTGGTGCATTGGCCAGCGTTGTGACTGCGACTCTGGGCGTTGGCACCGCCTCGCTGGTGATGTTGAAGAACACCGCCGCGGCGACCACTGAGACGGATCGCTGGGCAAAGTCGCTGGGTATCGGCACGACGGTTTTGCAGCAGTGGCAGTACGCAGCAGAGCGCGCAGGGCTGGCCGGCGACAAGATGGCCGATATATTCAAAGATATCGGCGACAAGATCGGTGACGCGGTAATTACCGGCGGCGGCGAGGCAATCGAAGGACTGAAAAAGCTTGGGCTCTCGGCAGAAAGTCTGGCGGCAATGTCTCCGGACAAGCAGCTGCTGGCGATCGCTGACGGCCTCAAGTCCGTGGCAACCCAGTCCGAAAAGATCAACATCCTCGAAAGCTTTGGTAACGACCTTTCGCGCATGCTCCCGCTACTCGACAACGGTGGCGAGAGCCTGCGCAAATATCTCGCGCAAGCAAAAGACTTCGGCATTGCGATGGATCCGCAGCAGATTGCCAACCTGGTGCGGGCGAACGAGATCATTCAGGACCTGCAAGCCCAGGCAGAGGGGCTGCGCAACGAGTTTGTTTCGGGCCTCGCCAATGTCGATATGAGCCCGCTCCAAAACTCGCTCGACGGGTTGCGTGACATCGTTAAAGACCCTGGCTTTCAGCAGGGGATGGCTGATCTCGCGGCACTGGTCGTTAAGTTGACCGGCGCTGCGGCGACCGGGCTGGCGCAGTTGCCGAACGATCTTCGGGCAATGATGGCGGACCTTGAGCAGGTCACGTCGTTTTTCTCAGGTGACAAGAAGAAGCAGCACCTGGCTGGCGTCGCGAGCGAGGAAAGCACCAACCGGTCGCTGGATGCTTACAACAAAGCTGACGGTGGTCTGAACAAATTCGCGGCCAACCCAACGCTTTTTGTTGGTGACATGTTCGGCCAGGACCTTCAAGCGGCGAAGAAAGCGTCTGATGAGCGCCTGGCCAGCTACAAGGCCTACACAGAGTTGCGTGGTTGGGGCGATAAAAAACTCGTCGAGGGAAACAAGCAGGTCGAGCAGCAGGAACAGAAAGTTGCTGCCGCTCGCGCCGGTGGCACCGCTGCTACTCAGAAGTTGCTGGATTCATATGACCGCCTGAACAAGCTTCAGGAGGATCGGGCCGCACTGGCTAAGGCCATGACCACGGATCCTGATAACGCTGATCGTTACGCGCGCGCAATCGCTGCGATCGACAAACAGGTTGCCCAGTTGAATGGCACCACCAAGTCTGCGACGGAGGCTCAGAACAAGCTCAAGGAGCAACTGAAACAAGCCGCAACGGCATTTGATCAGTTGCGCCAGACCTATGATCCCGTCAGCGCTGCTGCTGATGAATTCCGGAAGCAAACGACCCAAGTCGATCTCCTGCTCAAGAATGGAAAAATCACACAGCAGGAATACGGCCAGGCCACCGCATGGCTCGCCAGCCAATTCAACGAGGCGGTTAACTCGGCGAACGGGCTCTCGCAAGCTATCCAGTATCAAGCTGATCTTGAGCGACAGCTAAATAACCAGCGTGAGCAATACGATGCTCAAGCCGCTTCGGTAGGTATGGGCAGCAAGGACTCAGCTCGCTATCAGGAACGCCTTGAGCTGGAGCGGCAGACCAATGACAAGGTGCTTGCCCTTCGTACTGAGTTGGCGACCGCTACTACGGACCAGCAGCGCAAAGCCCTTCAGGATCAGATAGACCTCACCAACGAGTATCTTCCGAAGCAGGTTTCTGCAATGGAGGAAGGTTGGGCACAGATGGACTCCGCCCAAGCCGATTGGGCAAACGGAGCGCGTGGCGCCTGGCAGGACTATCTCGATAGCGCCAAGGACGTAGCGGGGCAGACTCGCAGTCTATTCGATAATGCGTTCAGCTCTATGGAGGATGCGATCGTCAATTTCGCCATGACAGGGAAATTGTCGTTTGCCGATTTCGCCAAATCCGTACTTGCCGATATGGCGCGGATTGCGGTGCGGCAGGCGAGCTCCTCGGCCTTGAGCGGGCTGTTCGGTCTGGCAGCCAGCGCGGCGGGCTCGTACTTTGGTGGAGGCTCAACTGCAGGATCTGCGCAAAGTGACTACACCGGCTCGGCGTACCAGAACTGGTCTGCTGCGCAAGCCAAAGGCGGCGCCTGGTCCGGCGGCGTGCAAATGTTCGCCAACGGCGGCGCCTTCTCCAATGGCGTAGTCAGCAAGCCGACTGCTTTTGGAATGTCCGGCGGACAGACTGGTGTGATGGGGGAGGCTGGGCCCGAAGCAATCATGCCACTTACACGGACGGCAGATGGCGCGCTCGGAGTTAGAGCTCTCGGTGGCAATTCAAGCCAAATCAATATCAGTGTCACCGTTGATGCCAGCGAAGGCGGAGGTTCCGCACCTGATCCGGCTCGCCTGGCTGAAGCCATAAAAGTAGTCTGCCGTCAGGAAATCGCCAACGCTCGTCGTAACGGTGGGCAACTAAGTGGATGAGGAGTAATCATGCTGGAGTTCACTTGGCTGGCCAGCTATGACGCCACCAAAACCGTCACCCCTAACGTCAAGGTTATAAAATTCGGTGATAACTACGAGCAGCGACAAGGCTCGGGCATCAATCGCCAGCCACGAAAGTTCGATCTGGTGTTCACGCGAAAAACAGAAGAAATCGATGCCATTGAGAGTTTCATATCCGCCCGTGGCGCTGTTGAAGCATTCAAGTACACGCACCCCGGCCAACCAGCCGGGGTTTTTGTTTGTCGTGAATGGAAACGGACAGACACTTCTTTCGCTGTGCATGGGTTTACGGTGACATTTGAGGAGGTGTACGAGTGAGCGAACTTCAAGGTCAGCTATCGCTTGCGAGGGGCCTGTCGATCTGGGAAGGATTCGATCTGATCCTTCCGGACCAGACATTTCACTTTCACGCAGGCACCAACGAGATATTGGGGTCGGTAATTTGGCAGGGAGTTACCTATACGCCATGGCCGCTCCAGGCACTAGAATTTAGCACTCCAAGTCAGGGCTCTCCGGCCCGGCCAAAGCTTCAGGTTGGTAACTTCGGCGGCACGATCTCCGCGCTGTGCCGGCAGTATGAAGACCTGTTGTGGGCAAAGCTCAAACGGCGTCGCACGCTGGTCAAGTATCTGGATGCTGTGAACTTTGTAGGCGGCAACCCGACGGCCAACCCTGCCGAGGAATATCCGGTTGAGACATGGTTCATTACCCGCAAGGTCAACGAGACGCCGGCCGTAATTGAATTCGATCTTGGCTCGCCGCTCGATCTGCAGGGCGTCAAGTTGCCGCGCCGCCAGGTGGTGGCTGGCACTTGCCTCTGGGCCTATCGCTCTGGTGAGTGCGGTTACGCCGGCCCGCCGGTGGCGGACTATGCCAACAACCCAACCAGTGATCCGGCCAAAGACCAATGCAGCCGCACCATGACGGGCTGCAAATTGCGATTTGGTCAATATACCGAGCTTCCCTTCGGGGGCTTCCCGGGTATTTCCCGCGTTCCGAGACTCTGACCATGACCGAACTGCTCAATAAATGCCGGGCTGACGCCGAGGCGCACGCACTGGCCGAGTATCCGCGTGAGGCTGTCGGTCTTGTCATCAACGCCCTCGGTAAGCCTCGATACATCCCGTGCCGCAATCAGTCGGAAGAGCTGGATCACTTCATCCTGCACCCTGAAGACTATGCGGCCGCTGAAGACTCGGGCGACATCATCGCTGTCGTGCACTCTCACCCTGATGCCGGGCCAGAGCCCAGCCTGCATGATATCGCCAGTCACGCAGTCAGCCGTATGGCGTGGTGGATTGTCGGCCTGAAAGACGGTCTGGCGACCTGGCACGAAATGCCGGCCGACGGCGAGATGCCGCTCGAAGGTCGCGTGTTCGTCCACGGCGCGATCGACTGCTACACGTTGATCCGCGATTACTACCGACAGGAGCGCGGCATCGAACTGTTGGACTTCTACCGCCAGGATGACTGGTGGCACAACGGCGGGAATCTCTACGTCGAGAACTTCGCCAAGGCCGGCTTTGTCGAAACCAGCACTCCGCGCAATGGCGATGTGGTGATTATGGCCATTGGCAGCCCGACGCCATGCCACGGCGCGATTTGGCTGGACGGCGATATCCTGCTTCATCACCTCTATGGACGCCTGAGCTGTCGCGAGGTGTACGGCGCAGCATTCCGAGAGCGCACGACGCACTTCCTCACCTACAAAGGGTAGGGCCTGTATTTGTGCGCAACTTCACTGTTAGAGTCGCCAAAACAAATGGAGGCTCGATATGCGGAAGGTTATTGCTGCACTGTTCATGATGGCGCTCGTCGGCTGTACCACGGCCGGTCTCCAAGAAGATGCTCCTGCCTACTCCGGAGTGTCCAGCAAGACCCCGCAGAATCTGGCGCGATGCTTGTCACCGAAGTGGCAGGAATTCAATTCGTCCACCAGCTCCATCGAAACCGAAACAGGCTACAAGATCGCTGCATCGGCCGCATTCACTGGGATCGTCGCGCTAGCGGTCATTGACGAAAACAGCACCGGATCATCTGTTCGCGTATTCCTCCCCATGGACTGGGCGGGAACCCAAGGATGGAAGGATGCTGCCAAAACCTGTATCTAACCCATAGAAAACAAGAAGCCGCCTCCGGGCGGTTTTTTGTTGCCCGGAGAAAAGTATGCCTGCTGACACCAACAAGACCATGACCCTGATTTTGCTGTCCGGCAGCTTGGCCAAGGCCTTTGGTCGTCAGCACTATCGCCAGCTTGAGACCGGGACGGTTGTCGAGGCATTCAGCGCACTGAAGCACACACTCGTCGGGTTTGAGGATTTCATTCGTGACTCGGCCCGGCGAGGCCTGCGCTTCGCCATCTTCCGTAACCGCGAAAACGTCGGCGAGGGCGAATTCACCCTGAGCGGTACGACGGAGATTCGTATCGTGCCTGTCATTTCCGGCAGCAAGAACGGCGGATTATTCCAAGTTGTGCTCGGCGCCGTGATGATCGTTGCAGGCTTTATCGTTGCCGGCGGTAGCTTAGGGACTGCCGCGCCTGTAGGTACCGCGATGGTCATGATGGGCGTCTCCATGGTCCTCGGTGGCGTGGTTCAAATGCTCACGCCAGTTCCCAAAGCGCCAGGGCAGCAAGAGCAGGGCATTACCGAAAACAAGCCCTCGTATTTGTTCAACGGCGCATTCAACTCAACACAACAAGGCTTGCCGGTTCCGGTTGTTTACGGGCAAATGCTGGTCGGCTCAAGCGTTGTGGCAATCGGCACCTGGGCAGAGGCGATTCCCGCATGAGCGAAGTCATTGTTGGTCGCAAAGGTGGGGGCGGGAAGGGTGGCGGCGGGAGTGGTTCTTCGCGCGCAGCCGTCGAGGCGCCCGACAGCCTTCGCTCTCGTCAGCATGTGCGCGTACTGCACGCGATCAGTGAAGGAGAAATCGAAGGGATCGTCGGCGGCGATCAGGGCATCTTCTTCGACGACGTCCCGCTTCAGAACTCGGACACCAGTTACAACTTCAGCAACGTCAGCATCGACACGCGCCTCGGCACCCAATGGCAGGCGTACATGCCGATCACCGGGCTTGAGGCTGAGCAGTCGGTTGGCGTAGAGATGAAGTATGCCGTCTCCATTGAGCGCGCAATCACCGATCCAGACGCTGACGCAGTTCGGATCACGCTCAGCACCCCGCAACTCTCTGAACAAAACACTTCGAACGGCGACACCAACGGTTCTCAATTCTGGTTTCGACTGGAGGGCAAGCTCGGCACCGGCGGCTGGATTCCACTGTGCAATGATCAGGCGGTTGGCGGCAAGACCATGAGCCGCACGCAGTTCTCCTATTACCTGCGTCTGCCGGCATCTGGCGGACTGCCGCGTTACGTTCGGGCTACCAGGCTGACGGCCGACTCGGGCAGCGCCGCGATCCAAAACCGGTCCTTCTTCGACAGCATGACGCTGATTTGGGATGAGAAGCTGCGCTACCCGAATACCGCCATGCTGGGGCTCTCGATTGACGCCCAGCAGTTCGCCAGCATTCCGCGTATGGCGTTCCTGATCAAAGGCATCAAGGTTCTTATTCCGAGCAACTACAACCCGCTGACCCGGGCTTATACCGGTTCGTGGAATGGATCGTTTGTCAGGGCCTGGACCGACAACCCGGCGTGGATCTGGTACGACATGCTGACCAACTCCCGGTACGGGCTGGGCGGTCTGTTGGACTCGACGCTGATCGAGAAGTACGCGCTCTACAGCATCGCCCAGTATTGCGATGTGCTGGTGCCGGACGGATACGGCGCCATGGAGCCGCGCTTTACCTGCAACCTGGCACTGACCACTCAGGCCGACGCCTGGAAGCTGGTCAACGACATGGTGTCGGTGTTCCGTGCCATCTGCTTCTGGGCTGGCGGTTCGCTCGCGGCCGTGCAGGACGCACCGCGCAGTGGCAGCCGCTACCCG